CACACTTGTCAACCCATGCAAAACCCGTGCCAACTCTGCTCGCTACTACATGAGTCCGCCTATGTCAACCCATGCAACAATCGTGCCAACTTTAGTCGCTACCATAGGCCGCGCCCTGTGTCAACCTTTGTTGAAACCCGTGTAAATAAAGGGGCCGGGGGAGGGGTTGACATGTGTTGTACTTTTGTAGTAGCCACTTACGCACAAAATAAGCTAAAATTAGGAAAATTACCCTTAAATTAAACTCGTGTAACCCCTTGTTTTTACTCGTGTTTGTACTATTACTGCTTTTACTCCTAAAATAGCTTGACTTTTATGTAAACTTATGTTATACTATTGTTGTATTTAGGGACAATTTATGTTATGACCGACGTTGTTAAAAAAAGAGGTCGTGGCAGACCCCGGAAGTCAGAAGTAGCCGCTGTAAAGCCCGGAAATAAGGGTGTAGTAGGCCGACCCAAGGGTGACGCAGCGATAATCAACGAGTACAAAGCTAGGATGCTCGCTAGTCCTAAGTCACGTAAGGTACTTGATACTATTTTTGATGCTGCTTTGGACCATGACCATAAGAATCAAGCTGCTGCTTGGAAACTTGTGATGGACCGTATACTACCTGTTGCTGCCTTTGAGAAAGACGTTGTTAAGGACGGTGGTAGGAACGCTATACAAATCAATATTAGTGGTGTAGGTACTGCTGAAGTTACAACACCTAATATAATCGAAGGGGAAATAGTAGAAGATGACTCTTAAGCATTTCACCAGAGAAGAATTCGATTGTCAGGAATCAGGTACAAACAATATGGAACAGGAGTTCCTAGAGAAGTTAGATGAGTTAAGGGCATACTGTGGATTTCCTTTCTTCATTACTAGTGGATACAGACACCCGACACTGCATTCAATAGAGCGTAAGAAAGAGGTTCCCGGAACTCATGCCCAAGGGATCGCGGCTGACATAAAAATAACTAATGCCGCTGATCGTCTTAAGCTTGTTAGTCTTGCTCTTAAACTTGGTTTCACAGGGGTAGGTATTGCCAAAGACTTTATTCACGTAGACACTAGGGGTACTACTCCGGTGATGTGGACGTACTAGTGGACCTTAATATTGAGTTACTGCCTTGGCAGCAGGAAGTATGGTCAGACGACACACGGTTTAAAATAGTAGCAGCCGGTAGACGGACAGGTAAGTCTAGACTAGCTGCTTGGTTGTTAATAGTAAACGCACTTCAGGCAGACAAAGGCCATGTATTTTACGTCGCACCTACTCAGGGACAAGCCAGAGACATCATGTGGCAAACCTTGCTTGACTTGGGACATCCTGTTATTGCTGGTAGTCACATCAATAATCTGCAAATTAAGCTTGTCAACGGAGCAACAATCAGCCTCAAAGGGGCGGATAGGCCAGAGACAATGCGAGGTGTTAGCCTCAAGTTTTTAGTGCTAGATGAATACGCGGACATGAAGCCTGATGTATTCGAGCAGATCCTGAGACCAGCCTTGGCTGACCAAAAGGGCTGCGCAATGTTCATTGGTACGCCAATGGGAAGAAACCACTTTTATGACCTTTATAAATACGCGGACTTAGACGATGATCCGACTTACAAAGCATGGCACTTTACGTCATACGATAACCCTTTGCTGGACCCAGACGAAATCGACATTGCTAAACGCTCTATGTCGTCTTATGCGTTTCGTCAAGAATTTATGGCGTCGTTTGAAGCCCGTGGTTCGGAAATGTTTAAAGAAGACTGGGTACGCTTTGCAGAAGATCCGCCGGAAGTAGGCGAGTACTACATTGCGATTGACTTAGCGGGTTTTGAAGAAGTCAACAAAAAACGAACTAAAAACTCTAAGCTTGACGACACAGCCATTTCTGTGGTAAAAGTAGAAGACAACGGGGATTGGTTTGTTGAAAACATTATATACGGGCGATGGACGTTAGATGAAACAGCGGTCAAGATTTTTCAAGCTGTGCGTGATTACAGTCCTGTTTCTGTTGGCATTGAAAGAGGAATTGCTAAACAGGCAGTTATGTCTCCCCTTATGGACTTACAAAAGAAGTATGCCCAGTTTTTTAGAGTTGAAGAACTAACGCACGGTAACAGAAAAAAGACAGACAGAATAATGTGGAGTTTACAAGGTAGGTTTGAAAACGGCACTATTACCTTAAACAAAGGCGAATGGAATAGCAGATTCTTAGATCAGTTGTTTCAGTTCCCTGATCCACTAACGCACGATGATTTAGTTGATTCACTATCCTATGTCGATCAACTTGCAAACGTACCCTACGGTATAGGGGACATAGAGTTCGATGAACCTGAAATTTTAGATATTGTAGCAGGATACTGATATGACTGAACTATATGAACAAGATCCATTGATGATCCAAGAGTCTCTAGAAGATTGGGTTATAACTAAGTGTGAAGATTGGAGGGATAACTACGAAAGCAATTATGAACAGAAATTTGAAGAATATTATAGATTATGGCGTGGTCAATGGGATCCTGCTGACAGTGAGCGTGGGTCTGAGCGTTCCCGTATTATTTCTCCTGCACTTCAACAGGCAGTTGAGTCTAATGTTGCTGAGTTAGAAGAGGCGACGTTTGGACGTGGTAAGTGGTTTGACGTTAGTGATAACTTTGGTGACACGGATAAGCAAGACGTACAGTTCCTACGTAACAAGCTTACAGAAGATTTTGAAAACTGTATGGTACGTAAGGCCGTTGCTGAATGCTTAATTAACTCAGCAGTGTTTGGTACAGGCATTGGTGAGATTGTCATTGAAGAAATGAAGGAGATGGTTCCAGCAACTCAGCCTGTCATGGGTGGTGATTTACAAGCAGTAGGCGTAAACATTACTGAACGTGTGGTTGTAAAGCTTAAGCCTGTGCTTCCTCAGAACTTTTTAATTGACCCTGTAGCAACGTCTGTAGAAGACGCTATGGGTGTAGCTGTTGATGAGTTTGTGAGTAGTCATCATGTTGAACTACTACAGGAACAAGGTGTGTATAAGGACGTGTACGTTGGTAACGCAGCGCCTGATACAGACCTAGAGCCTGACCAAGACCTTACTGTCTACAGTGACGACAAGGTACGTCTTACTAAGTACTATGGTTTAGTGCCACGAGAGCTTCTAGACGCCGCTATGAGCGACGATGACGAAGAAGAGGTACTAGAGCAAGAGTCTGATTCAAAGTACGTAGAGGCCGTTGTAGTGATCGCTAACGGCGGTATCTTACTTAAAGCTGAAGCTAACCCCTACATGATGCAGGATCGTCCTGTTATTGCATTTCCTTGGGACGTAGTACCCGGACGCTTCTGGGGTCGTGGTGTATGTGAAAAAGGCTACAACAGTCAAAAAGCCCTTGACACTGAGCTACGTGCTCGTATTGACGCACTAAGCCTTACTATCCATCCAATGATGGCTATGGATGCTACGCGCTTACCTAGAGGCTCTAAACCAGAAGTACGGCCCGGTAAGATAATTTTAACAAGCGGAGACCCTCGTGAAGTACTCCAGCCTTTCAACTTTGGGCAAGTTAATCAAATTACTTTTGCTCAGGCCGGAGCCTTGCAGCAGATGGTACAGCAAGCAACAGGAGCCGTTGACTCAGCAGGAATTGCAGGTCAGGTTAACGGCGAGAGTACTGCCGCTGGTATTAGTATGTCTCTTGGCGCTATTATTAAACGCCATAAACGCACACTAATTAACTTCCAACAATCTTTCTTGATTCCTTTTGTTAAGAAAGCAGCTTATAGGTATATGCAGTTTGACCCCGAAAATTACCCCGTTGCTGATTATAAATTTAATGCTAGTAGTACTTTGGGTATTATTGCAAGAGAGTACGAGGTTACTCAGTTAGTACAGTTGTTACAGACAATGGGCAAAGAGTCTCCGTTGTACAATACACTGATACAGTCTGTTGTTGACAACATGAACTTGTCTAACCGTGAAGAACTAGTTGCAGCTCTTGCTCAAGCCTCACAGCCTAACCCACAAGCACAACAAATGCAGCAACAGGCACAACAGTTGCAGATGCAGTTCCAGCAGTCACAGACTCAAGCACTAACTGCTCAGGCTCAGGAATCACAAGCTAGGGCTACTAAGTTAGCTGCCGAAGCTGCTGTAGTTCCTCAAGAACTAGAAATTGACAAGATCAACGCTATTACTAGAAACCTCAAGGAAGGTGACGCCGAAGATAAAGAGTTTGACCGCCGCATGAAGGTAGCTGATACTCTCCTCAAAGAAAAGCAACTACAAGGTAAGACTAATGCTAATAACGCAAAAGGAAATGCAGTCCCTGTTGGACCAAGTCAACGACCACTTCAAAGGGACGTTCCAGCGCCTCAAAGTCCTAGAGGACCAGCTGAACCAACTGGAAATCAAGGTGGAGGGATTATCTAATGGCAAAGAAAGCAGACCCAAGACTAGCACGAGCAGGAGTAAGCGGGTACAACAAGCCAAAGCGGACGCCTAGTCACAAAACTAAGAAGTTTGTAGTCGTTGCCAAGGAAGGCGACACAGTCAAAACCATACGTTTTGGCGATCAAAACATGAGTATTAAGAAGGACCAACCTGCACGTCGTAAGTCCTTCAGAGCGCGTCACAAGTGTGACACCAGTCCACCCAGTAAGCTAACAGCTAGATACTGGTCATGTAAAAAATGGTAAGGAGATAGTTATGCCATACGGAACAGGAACATACGGAAATAAAGTTGGACGACCACCGGCTAAAAAGAAAAAGAAAGCCATGCCTGTAAAACGCAGTAGAGGTACGGGAAGCCGACGAGGTAAATAACATGGCTAAAGCAAAAGCAAAGCCCAAGAAGTCTGGACCTACTCCTAAAAACAAGGCGTTGTATTCTAGAGTCAAAGCAGAGGCTAAACGTAAGTTTGATGTATGGCCTTCTGCTTATGCTTCTGCATGGTTAACTCGTGAGTACAAGAAACGTGGAGGTACTTATGCCTAGAAAGGTTTCTACAGGAGGTGCTAAACGTCCCAAGAAAGGTCTTACCAAATGGTTTGATGAAGAATGGGTAGACGTTAAGACAGGCAAAAAGTGTGGTCGTAGTGGTAAGGAAAAAAATAAACGTTCGTACCCTTCTTGTAGACCCAAGGCTGTAGCAGCTAAGATGACAGCAGCAGAAAAGAAGTCTTCTGCAAAACGTAAGACAGGACCAAAGGCTATAAAACACGCAGTCACAGCTTCTGGTAAACGTAGAAAAACTACTAGAAACGCTTGACATTCCTTAAAAAGTATGCTATAATTAAACTATAGTTAACAACTTTAGAGAAACTAATGACAACTGAGCTTGAAACTTATTTTAACAACTACAACGAACTCTTCAATAGCGAAGGTTTCAAACAACTCATCCAAGAACTTTCTACTAATGCACAACAATTAGCAGACATACAAAGTGTAAAAGACGTAGAAGACCTCTTCTATCGTAAAGGCCAAGTAGCTGCTTTTGCAACAATAATTAATCTACAGGGTACTATAGAGGCCGCTAGGGACCAAGCAGAGGCTGAAGAAGAAGGCCCTGTAGATGTATAAAATCTATGACTTCCGTTGTACTAACGGACATGTCTTTGAAGAATTTGTAACGTCAGGTACTACAACCAGTAGGTGCGGTTGTGGTGCTAACGCTACGAAAATGGTATCTGCCCCGTCTTTCCACCTTAATGGCTCCGATGGTTCATTCCCCGGAGCACACATTAAATGGGCTAGGGAACACGAAAAAGCAGGTAGTAAATAATAACTCCACAATGATTATAATCACGGAGCTTAATAATGTCAAGAGCAACATTAGTTGACCCGCAACCAGCAGTGGAAAACGCGGACGATATAAACGAAGAAGCAAATGAGACTCAGTACGAAGAAGAAACAGCTGAACAACCTCAAGAGCAACCTACCCTTCCAGAGAAGTACCAAGGTAAGTCAATGGAAGAAGTCGTACAGATGCACCAAGAAGCTGAAAAGCTTTTAGGTCGTCAGTCCGGTGAGGTAGGTGAACTTCGAAAAGTGGTAGACGATTACATTTCTAATCAAACTATCGCACAAGCACCTCAACAAACTGTTGAGCCTGAAGATGACATAGATTACTTCACTGATCCACAAGGTGCTGTTAATCGTGCTATTGAGAACCACCCTAAGATTAGAGAAGCACAGCAATACACTGTTGAGTACAAAAAGCAGTCGTCACTTGCAACGCTTCAAGCTAAACACCCAGATATGCAGACAATACTAGGAGACCCTAAGTTTGCAGAATGGATTAAGGCATCTAAGATTAGGACTCAGCTATTTGTAGCGGCTGACCAACAGTATGATTCTGATTCTGCTGATGAACTATTTACACTCTGGAAAGAACGTAAAGTAGTTGCACAGCAAACTGCCGATGTTGAAAAACAGGCTAGGAAGCAAACACTGAAGGCAGCTAGTACAGGTAATGCACGAGGCAGTAGCCAAGGGACAAGGAAGAAAGTGTATCGACGGGCCGATATTATTAAACTTATGAGAACAGACCCCGACCGTTATACAGCATTAGCCGATGAGATTATGGCAGCTTATGCGGAGGGTCGAGTAAAATAATCTAGGAGATTACAATGGCTACTCAAACTTATCCCGGTACGGTTGGCGGTGGAAGTATCGTCAACAAAACAGCAGCTGCTACTTTTATTCCAGAAATCTGGAGTGACGAAGTAATTGCTGCATATCAGAAGAACCTGAAGATGGCTCCTCTGGTCAAGAAGCTTCCAATGACAGGCAAGAAGGGCGATGTAATTCACATCCCTAAGCCTATCCGTGGTGCTGCTTCTGCTAAGGTTGCTGACACTGCTGTCAACATCCAAGCAAACGTAGAAGGCGAATTGCAGATAACTGTTGATCGTCACTTCGAGTACTCACGTTTCATCGAAGACATTGTAGAAGTACAGGCGCTTAACAGCCTCCGTCAGTTCTACACTGAAGACGCTGGTTATCAGTTGGCTCTTAAGGTTGACACTGACCTTATGAACGCTGGTACTGGTTTTGGTAACGGTACTCTTGACCTTGCTGCTCCTTCTGGTGCTGACTGGGTTAACAGCAACAGCTACTACTTTGACGCTGCTTCTGCTGGTGGTACTCCACTGACAGCCTTTGCTGCTTCAACTGTTGCTGCTGGTGATGTCTTCACTGACGCTGGCTTCCGTCAAGCTATCCAGTTGTTGGATGATGCTGATGTACCAATGGACGGACGTTGCATTATCGTTCCTCCAGTAGTACGTAACACCATCATGGGTACTGAGCGGTTCTCGTCTTCTGACTTCGTATCAGGACAAACTGTTAACACCGGCCTTATCGGTAACTTGTATGGCGTAGATGTATACGTTTCATCCAACTGCCCAACACTTGAGGCTAATGTACGTGGTTGTATCCTCATGCAGAAGGACGCTCTTGTCCACGCAGAGCAGATGGCTGTACGTTCACAGACTCAGTACAAGCAAGAGTACCTCTCAACGCTGTACACTGCTGATTGCCTGTATGGTGTTCAGGTATACCGTCCAGAAGCTGGTCTGGTACTTGCTGTCCACGACGCGTAAGTAGTTCTGAGGGGAAAGCTGGCAACAGTTAGTACCCTCATTTTATTTCTTCAAAACCTACGACTACTTTACTGAGAGCAATAAGCCATGACTGACTATACAAAGACTACTGACTTTACATCAAAAGATTCCTTACCGTCAGGCGACTCAGGTAAAATCATTCGAGGCGCTGAATTTGGAACAGAGTTTGACAACATTCAAACGGCAGTAAATTCCAAGTCAAACATAGATAACCCCGCATTTACCGGCAACATTACAGTCACAGGCACTGTAGATGGCCGTGACATCGCCGCTGACGGCACCAAACTAGACACCATTGAAACTAGCGCAGACGTTACTGACACAGCTAACGTGACTGCTGCTGGCGCTGTAATGGACAGTGAGTTAACTGACATCACTGCTGTTAAGGCGTTAAACCAAGGTGTCGCTACTACCGATAGTCCTACATTCGCCGCTGTTACTTCTACAGGTAATGTTACTGTAGGCGGTACTGTAGACGGTCGAGATGTTGCCGCTGACGGTACTAAGTTAGACACAGTAGAAACCAATGCAGACGTTACTGATACCGCTAACGTCACAGCCGCTGGCGCATTGATGGACTCAGAAGTCACTAACTTAGATCAAGTAAAAGCGTTTGATTCATCAGACTACGCTACAGCCGCACAAGGCACTACTGCTGACAATGCACTGCCTAAGACTGGCGGAGCTATGACTGGTGCAATTACTACTAACAGCACCTTTGATGGACGTGACGTAGCTACAGACGGAACTAAGCTGGACGGTATTGAAGCCTCAGCAGACGTAACAGACACAACTAATGTTACTGCCGCTGGTGCGTTGATGGACTCTGAGCTGACTAGTGAAGCCTCTGTCAAAGCATTAAACCAAGGCGTAGCTACTACTGACTCTCCAACCTTTGCAGGTGTTACTGCTAACGGTACTGTAGAGTTTGACGGACTGTCAGGTACAGGCGCTGTCACAGTCACAGACATCCTTGACCAAGACGATATGTCAGGTAACAGTGCTACGGCATTGGCTACTCAGCAGTCAATCAAGGCGTACGTAGACAGCCAAGTCGGTACAGTAGACACACTCGCTGAAGTCCTTGCTAATGGTAACGCTACTGGTGGTACAGACATTGCGTTTGGTGACAATGACAAGGCACTCTTTGGTGCTGGCTCAGACCTACAGATTTATCACGATGGCGGTACATCAGTTATTGCCGACGTAGGCACTGGGTTTTTAGCTTTACGAGGCGATGGTAATGTTACGTTGCAAAATGCGGCGGGAACAGAAAACAAACTTGTTGCATCAAGCGATGGCGCAGTAACTCTTTACTACGACAATGCCGTCAAACTAGCCACAACCTCCACAGGCATCGACGTTAGTGGCACAGCCGCGATGGATGGTTTGACAATAGCAACAGGTGCTACTGGTCTTATTACTACATATACAGGCTCTAGCTCTTCTAGACCTTTAAAAGTTAGCAATTACGATGGAGATTTTGCAGGCTCTGCTTATGCCATTAATGCTGAGTCTTCAGGTGGTGAGATAGCACTACAAACAGCAACAAAAGACAGAATAAAAGTAGGTTCAGGCGGCGACATTAGCTTTTACGAAGACACTGGCACGACTCCGAAGTTGTTCTGGGATGCTTCTGCGGAGTCTTTGGGTATTGGCACTAGCAGTCCAAACTCTAACGGCGGCTCAAACGCTACTGTATGCCACATACACAGCTCTGGCACAGGCGCATGGGCTGTAAATCATTACACTAACGGAACGACAGGCGCTCAAACATCAGACGGGTTTCTTACAGGAATTGTTGCAAGTGACGCTTATCTATTCAATTACGAAAGCGGCAACATTATTTTTGGCACGTCTAATGCTGAGGTTGCTCGCATCGACGCTAGCGGGAATGTTGGTATTGGTACTAGCAGTCCGCAATCTAGCCAAAAATTACACATAGCTAATACATCTGGTAACTGTGAAATGACACTACAGTCGTCAGACTCTGGTGTTGCTTCATTATTGTTTGGAGACGCTACGGACTTTAGTAGAGGCAAAGTAACTTACGACAACTCAAACGACTCAATGGCCTTCCAAGTTAACAACTTGCAAGAAGCCATGCGCATCGACTCTAGCGGGAATGTTGGAATCGGCACTAGCAATCCAAGTTCTCCTTTGCATATAAGCAATTCTGGAAATTCTGTTCAGTTAAGAATGCAAAGAGACGCTAGTAACTACTGGGGCTTTCAGCTTACAGGCGGCAACCTAAACTTCCAAGATATTGGCAGTAGTACAACACCGCTTTCTATCGACTCTAGCGGCAACCTTGCCATAAATCGTTCGTCAGCGGCGGCTAAACTAGACGTTAACTTAGGTGCTTCAGGTGATATTGCTATATTTCGTGGCAGTGATTCTGACACCTTTACAATTGATAGCGATGGAAGCGGTATTAATTTAGACACCAGAAACACTACGACTGGCCTGACGTTTCAAATGCAGGGCGCTAACAAGATGAGGCTAGACTCTAGCGGCAACTTACTGGTTGGTACTACTGATACAGACACACAGAATAACAATGCAGGTTCTACGGCAGATAACGGCTTTGCTTACAACATAGGCTCAGGCGGTTATTTAAATGTAGCTAGATATGGCGGAACGGTTGCTTATTTTAATAGAACAAGCACAGACGGAGCTATTGCAGACTTCCGCAAAGACGGCGCCACAGTCGGTAGTATCAGAAGCCAAAGTGGTTTAGTTACAGATATTATTTTAGACCCACGTTCAAACAACTATGCAACAGGACATGGCATAGGCGGCACCCAAGTAAGCGGTGTTCCAAAGATTATTCCTAGAGACGGCTCTGGAAGTGCTTTAGATGGTGGAGTCGATTTAGGGCATTCCAATAACCGCTTCAAAGACCTTTTCCTGTCAAACAAAGTACATCTTCAGTATCCCGGCAACAGCTACTACGGAAGAGTACAAATAGACTCAAGCAATAACTTAATTTTTGGTGCAGGAGCAAATGGCGCAGAACGCATGCGCATCCTTTCAACAGGCGGCATCACATTTAACGGTGATACTGCTCAGGCCAATGCGCTGGATGACTATGAAGAAGGGACGTTTACAGTAACATTTGCAAGCGGTGTAACTTCTCCTACTTATGTTATTCAAGATGGTTCATATGTAAAAATTGGCAAGTTAGTAACTTTCCAAATAAGAATAGAATTGTCCGCAGGAACAGCAAATGGTTCGCATATAAAAATAGGCGGATTACCTTTTACATCTACAAGTGCGTCTAGCTATGGCGGAGCATTTTTTAACTATTCTCAAGGATTTATAACCGACATAGGCGCTAGAACTATGCACATTGGCGCCAGTGCGACATTAATTTCATTCTATAAAACTGATGGAGGGCAGTTAGCAGGAACAGAAGTTGACGACCTTACTTCAACGCTTTTAATAAATGGACAATACGAAGTATCTTAATTATCTCAAGTGGACTCTTGAGACGGACTAAAGGAAAAGACAATGGCATTAACTAAAGAAGTAACAGCAGACAAAATCGAAGTAGTTACAGGCTATGACGAGGACGGCAACGCCATTACCTCTGTTCAAGTACGTACTGCTACTCGTGTACTAGAGGACGGCGCTGTAATTTCACAGTCGTATCACCGTCATGTAATTCAATCAGGTGACGACTACTCAGCTGAACCCGCTAACGTACAGGCTATTTGTGTAGCCGCATTTGGAGACTAACTAATGACTACATGGACTATTGCAACACTTGAGCGTGACATCCAGCCAGCAGACATGGACGGCGCAGTAGTCGTTGCACACTGGCGGGCTATTGATTCAGAAACTGTAGGCGAGGGTGACGACGCTGTTACTTATTCTGCAACCTCTTACGGTACTGTAGGCTTTACACCAGACCCTACAGCACCTGACTACATTGCCTATGCTGACTTAACTGAGGCTGATGTCTTAGGTTGGGTATGGGAGTCTGTAGACAAGGACGCTACTGAAGAGTCACTAGCGGCTAAGATCGAAGCAGAGAAGAACCCTGTCACTGCTGACGGCGTACCTTGGTAAACCAATAAAAGGAAGTCGGTATGAATTCTGTAGATGACGCATTAGCACGTTTAGACAAGCATGAGGCTGAGTGTGCCTTACGGTATCAGATGATCCAGTTACAGCTTGATGAGCATAACAGACGCTTTGATAGGCTGGAGAAGATGATGCAGGGTGGGTTTGCGTCTATCTCTGTAATCATAGTTGTTGCTGTTGCTATCTTAGAGTTTGCTAGGTAGCTATGGATATTAATGAGTCAACAAATGTGACTATACCTATTCGTAACTTGATCGCTATGGTTGCGGCTACGTCTATTGCCACTATGGCTTATTTTAGTATGCAGGAACGTCTTAATACTATTGAGCATTCTTTTGACAAGTCACAACTGGAAATAGAGCGTAACACTGAGTTTCGTATTCTATGGCCTCGTGGAGAGCTTGGGTCTTTACCTGCTGACGCTCGACAAGACATGATGATTGAAAGTATTCAGATTGATGTTATTGGCTTACGTCAGATAGAAGAAGAGGTTCACGAGTTAACAATTCGTATTGGAACTATCGAAGCTCTCTGGGATCAGGATACAGAATGATACAACAGCTTATTGGACCTATTGTTAATCTTGTTGGTGGGCATCTTCAGCGCAAGTCAGAAGAGAAGAAGGCTGTCCATGAGCGTAAGATGGTAGCTATACAGCAGGACGCTAACTGGGAAAACATACATGCAAACAATGCGGCTAACTCATGGAAAGACGAGTGGTTTACAATTTTGTTTTCAGTGCCTTGCATTCTTGCATTCTTCCCTAGCATGGTTCCTGTAGTAATGTCCGGCTTTGAAGCATTAGATTCTATGCCTGAGTGGTACAAAGGTTTCTTGGGTGCTGCTGTTGCGGCATCGTTTGGTCTTCGCGGCCTAGCTAACTGGAAGAAGTGATATGGCGGCTCCAAGATACGGTGACATTTTAGAAATAAACGGGCAACTTGTTGAGTTTACTCCTGTTGGGTATATGCCTGTAAGTCCCAAAAGGGCTGAAGGAATGTTGACTAAACCAGCTCCTACTACTAAAGCTACTACGCCCACTGGCACGCCTACTACTGATCCCACTAAAGCTCCTGCTGGAGAGACTGGTGGTTTTGATCCTAATGGTGGACCTACAGGTGGCGTAACAGAAGAGACTGGCACTGATGCTCCTGCTCCTGCTCCTGAGACTGGCGGCGTTAAGCCTATGCGGGACGTTAAAGGTGACGAGCCAGTAGAAACACCTTCTGAAATGACGTTTACATTCTTTGAGGGTGCAGAGCGTGGCGATGCTAGTCCAACTTCTTTGTATGGAAGTAGAGAAGCAGAGCAAGTAACTGAAGCAGAGCTACGCGCGTACTTTGAAGGCGACACTGTAAACAGATTACCAGAAGTCTTTGGTACGTTTGACAACTACCTTGCCTATATGACTGAGCGTGAACAGCTTATACAGGCTGGTGATTACGACGTAGGTAACTGGGACGAGTACACAGGATCGCTAACAGAAGACGATCTAATGATCCTTGAAGGTGAGGATCTGACTCAGTACGGTGACGATGCCTCATCTACCTACGAAGAGTTGTATGGAGAGCGTACACAAAATCAATCTGCCGCATATAACAACTGGGTTAACTCTGAAGCTAACCAAGCATTGCTAGAGAAGTATGGTGTTAACGATACGGTCTATAGCGAAACAGGTGATAAGTTTCAATGGAACGGTTCGGCCTATGTAAAGACTGTTAACGAAGATCATGCTGGATTAACTGACTACGTTAAGATGGCTATGGTCGTGGCTTTAACAGCAGGTACAGGAGCCGCAGTGTCCGCAGTAGCTCCAGCTTTAGGAACTGTGGGATCTGCTACTTTAAGCAATGCAATTACACAGGCAATTACTACAGGCAGTATCGACCCAGATCAATTATTGCAAACAGCCGCTACGGCAGGACTAGGGCAGGCGCTTAGTCAGGTTATGTCGCCTGAAGTTCTTAAGCAGTTAAATGACAAGCTAGGCTTTGACATTACTGCTGTAACGGGCATAGAAGAAGTAGACAATGTTTTAAACGCTATGGGCATGACTGCGATACGCCAAGGAGTGTTTGAAGGCAGTCTAGACATGGATCAAATAGTGGCGTCTGGTTTAATGACCGGCGCACAAGAGCTTGCTAATTTTATAATGGGTCCAATTCAAGACGCTATAAAAGCAGGCCAGCCTGTAACAGAAGAACAACGATTGGAAGCATTGCGATTAGGGCAGTCAGTTGGCGCAGACGCTGAAGAACAAGTTCTAAGAAACATGGAAAACACTGTTAACGAAGCTCTTGCAACGCAACAGTCAGAAGCAATGACTAAGTCTCTCAATGCTATGCAAAGCAGTCTTCAAACAATTTTTGAAGAGGTTTATTCTGTAGACACTACAAATATTACCGGCCCTTCTCTTGAAGATTTTATGGCTAATTCTGTAGACGACGCCGACTCAGAATTGGCAGATACGACAACAGATCTTCAAGCAGATACAACAGAAGTTGGCGCAGAAGATCCTGGCATACAGCCCATAAGATACCCAGAAGATGAAGTAAGGGTAATTAATGGTGTTGTTTACTCAAGAAATCCTGATGGTTCTTTGGGAGAAATTATTAACATAGAATCACGTCCCGAAAACATGACGCCTTATGAATACGGACAACAAGTAATAGACCAAGTAATTAATCCAGCCACAATGTATGCCGACACAGCCGGACCTAATGGATATAACATAAATGGGTTTGTGATTGAGGAGCTTTACAACGAGTTAGGAGAAGCAGGTCTTACTGATTTACTTCAACAAAACAACCTTCTTCTTGCTCAAACTGAAGGAGGGTCTTTTATTGTTATTGATGGTCAAACGGGTGGCATAGCCACCAACATTAACATTACTGACTTACAAGAAGCAGGGTCCCGAAAGATTGCTGACATTTCTACTCCTGAAGCTCAAGAAGAACTAATCAGAGAAACTGAAACTATATTAGCTGATGTTGTTGAGCTAGCAACTCCGGGATATGAAGAGTTAGGAGAAGGTCCAGACACCCCTTTAGATTTAGACATAGAAGTAGATCCTGTTAATTACGAGTTTGAACCAGAGGTAGTTCCAGAGCCACCGCCTGAGCCAGAGCCTGTAGAGCCTCCTACGCCTACAGAGCAACCCACACCAGATGATGGTCAAGCTGGAGCAACTCCTCCGCCTACTCCTGCGCCTACAGATACAGAAAACCCAATTACAACTGGTATGTTCCCTGAGTACTTTCCAGAGCCTGCTCCAGCACCAGCACCAGCACCAGCTCCAGCACCAGCACCAGCTCCTGCACCAGCTCCTGCACCAGCTCCTACTAATGGACGTGATGGTGTAGATGGTACTCCGGGTCAAGACGGAGCTGACGGAGCTGACGGAGCTGATGGAGCTGATGGGGCTGATGGAGCTGATGGGGCTGATGGGGCTGATGGGGCTGATGGGGCTGATGGGGCTGATGGGGCTGATGGGGCTGACGGTGTAGATGGCGAACGCGGAGAACCCGGAAGGGACGCAGACCCAGAAGCAATTCGGGGCGTTGTTGAAAGCGTTTTAGAAAATACTCCTTTTGCTACACCCGAAGAAGTAGCTGAAGCGGTTGCTAGCGCAGGATACGCAACTCCAGCAGATATTGGAACTGCTCTTGCACAAGCAGGCTTTGCTACACCAGAGGATATTACTAGGGCCGTTGCTAGCGCAGGGTTTACTACGCCAGAAGACGTAGCTAGTGCGTTAGCGAACGCAGGCTATGTAACCCCTGAGCAACTGGGTAGTGCATTAGCGGCATCAGGTTTTGCTACTCCAGAAGACATTGAAAATGCTGTCGCTGGGGCTGGTTTTGCTACTCCCGGAGATATAGACAAAGCACTTCAAGGCGCTGGATTTGCTACAGCAGGAGAAGTTCAGGATGTAGAGGCTGGTCTTCGTGATGCTCTAGAAGCTCAATCACAGGGTCAGGCTAGGCAACTAACCGAAGCTGAAGCTCGTTTGTTAGAACAAATTACAGGTGTTGAAGCCAGTACATTACGACAACTATCCGCAGTAGAGGGTGGGTTGCAACGTCAACTAGAACAAATGGGTTCTAACCTTGGCAATGTACAAAACGAACTACAGTCGTCTATTGCTGGTGTTCGTGGAGAAGTTAAAGACGTAGAGGCAAGCCTTCAGAGTGCATTGGCTGCACAGGCCGCAGGTCAAGCTCGACAGCTAACAGATGCTGAGGCTAGATTGCTGTCACAGATTACCGGGGTAGAAGCCAGCACACTACGACAACTTTCTACTGTTGAAGGAGCTTTAAATACACGCCTTAACCAACTTGGCACTAACGTAGATACAGTTAAAAGCGAGTTAACAGCAACCATTGCGGCTGGACAGGCAGAGGCGGCAGATGAAAGACGCGGATTGCAACAGGCTCTTATTGCTGTGGGTGGTGATGTTACTAAGCTTGATGCAGATACTAAGGCTAGATTTGATGAGTTTGGCGAAGACGTTAATCAATTGTTTGCTGGTGTTAATGTAGACATTGAAGGCTTGCGTCAAGGTCAGGTCAGTCAGGCAGATGCTTTTGCTCAGTACCAAGCAGACGCTTCAGTTAAAGCCGCAGAGGCCGCAAATGAGCGGAGAGGACTACAGCAATCACTGCTTAATGTTCAGGGAGACGTTACGCAGTTAGACGAGAACACACGTCGGCAGTTTGAAGAGTTTGGCGGCAATGTTAATCAACTATTCTCTGATGTTGACGTAGACATTAATGCACTACAGGAAGGTCAGATTAGCCAAGCACAGGCACAGCAAGCGTTTGAGAGCAGTGTTGCTGGTCAGTTTAGTGAAGTAGGAAGCGAACTAGGCCTTTTAGGAGGACAAATAGGAGGCCTTACGTCAGACGTTGCCGGTCTTGGGACTCAAATTGGAGGCATAGGTCAAGGACTAGGACAGCTTGGAGAAGGTGTGGGAATGCTAGGAGCGGCTCTTGGTGCTGGTATAGGAGGCCTTCAACAACAACAAATAGCTACACAACAAATACTTGCACAACCAGACCCCATAGATTGGAAATCGTTACAACAGATACAATTAGGATATAACCCGTACCAACAAGAGCAATTCATACAACAAAAACCAGTATCAAAACAAAACCTTGACAGCCTGTTTGGGAGACTTATCGGATGACTTATCTAAACTTAATGAACAGTGTTCTGCGTAGGTTACGTGAAGAAGAAACAACATCAGTTACTAGCACCACCTATGTTAAAATGGTCGGGGATTTTATTAACGACGCTAAGAAACTAGTAGAAGAAGCAACTGATTGGTCCGCCTTACGTAGCACTATTGTAGTAACCACTGCTGCTTCCGACAACAGTTATTCACTTACTGGTAGCAGTGACAATGTAAAAGTTATGTCTGTTCTTAACGACACTAAAAATTGTTTTATGGACTACCAGACTAAAGATTGGTTTAATGAGCAAATCTATTTACTCAATGCTTCAGAAGGTGCTCCTTTATATTACACGTACAACGGGCTTGACGCTAACGGAGACACTGAGGTCCTTGTTAGTCCTAAGCCAGACGGTGTGTACAGCCTTCGCTTTAATGTTGTTAAAAGACAGGCCGACCTTAGCACTAATACTGATTCTTTGCTTGTACCTTCAATGCCTGTAGTACACCTTGCAGTTGCTCTGTTAGCTCGCGAGCGTGGAGAAACTGGCGGTACTTCTACTGCGGAGTATTTTACTATTGCCGATAAATTTTTGTCTGATGCTGTTGCTATTGACGCAGCAAAACACCCCGAAGAGATGATCTTTAGGACTATCTGATATGGCCCAAGAACTTAAAAGCATTAATCTTGTAGCCCCAGCGTTTAAAGGTGTTAACACCGAAGACTCGCCACTGGCTCAAGACCCGTCGTTTGCAGAGATTGCAGACAACGCTGTGATTGACAAACGTGGTCGTATTGCTGCACGTAAGGGCCACACTGTCGTAACTACAAACAAGACTGTCCTTGGTACTGATTCATTACGTGCTATCAAAGAGTTCAGGGACGACGCTGGTAACACTAAAGTTTTTTCTGTTGGTAATAACAAGATCATTAGTGGTACAGCTACGTTAGTGGACGAAACTCCTGCTGGGTACAGTATTAACGCAGACAACTGGAAGCTTGTAGACTTTAACGGTCGTATCTACATGTTCCAACGTGGGTTTGAACCTCTGGTGTATGATAACACCTCAGGCGCAGTAGAAGCCATGAGCGACCATACACACGCCACTGGTGTTACTAGTGCTATATACGGTAACGAAGTCCTAGCAGCTTATGGTAGACTCTGGACAGCAGACTTTACTGCTAACAAGTCTACAATATACTGGTCTGATTTATTAAACGGTATACACTGGACAGGCGGCTCTAGCGGTAACATAGACATATCTAAAGTATGGCCTGACGGTTATGATGAGATTGTAGCTTTAGCGGCTCACAACAATGCCTTAATTATCTTTGGTAAGCATAGTATTATTGTTTATGATGGTGCTACTTCTCCTGCTTCTATGACGTTAGCAGACACTGTAGCAGGTATTGGTTGTGTCAACAGAGACACTGTGCAGTATACAGGTACTGACTTATTGTTCTTGTCACACACCGGTCTTAAGAGCTTTGGCAGAACAATACAAGAAAAGTCAATGCCTATTAGTAGTTTGTCGGGCAATATTAGCAAAGACATTATTGCTGCGCTACAAAACGAGACTGAGTTTTTTAGGTCTGTCTATAGCCCAGAAGAAGGTTTTTATCTGCTTACGTTTACAAGTCAAGATGTAACGTATTGTTTTGACGTGAGAGGTACATTAGAGAACGGGTCGTACCGTGTTACTCGTTGGCCTTCTACCGGCTTCACAGCGTTTACACGTTTAACTGACGGTACGTTGTACATCGGCACTACTAACGGCATCAGCACATACACGGGCTACAGTGATAACAATGTTGGTTATCGTTTTAAATACTACAGCCCAAGCCTAACCTTCGGTGACAGCTCAAGAGTCAAGATTCTTAAAAAGCTTAAGCCTACATTGGTTGGTGCAAACGACGCAACAGTATTTATGAAGTGGGCGTATGACTTTGATACAACGTATGCAACAGCAGAGTTTACAATAGGTACTCAGATTACAGGTTTTTACGGTGTAAGTGAGTACACAACAGTAGAGTTTACGGCTGGTCAATTAACTAACCAACGTAGTCTAAACACAACAGGGTATGGCACAAGTGTGCAGGTAGGGCTAGAGTCAGAAATAGATGGCTTTGCTTTGTCGCTACAGGAGATTAACGTAATGGCTTTGATAGGTAAACTACTATGATAGACACTAATTTATTAAATATAGGTCTTAATGAAACTAACCCGACGCCTCTTTTTCAAATGCCTTCTATGGAAAATCCGTACACAGGTTTAGGAACAATGGGCACTAGCACAGGCCTTAGTCAACAACAAATGGCTAATTTAATAGGGAACGTCTCTCCGCAACAAGGGGGAGGTTTCTTTGACACATTGGGTAGTGTGGTGAGCGGAGTTGGCAGTTTCTTAGGAAACAACCCAGCACTTGTAGGAACAGGAGCAGGAGGAGCCTTAGCTCAACAAGGATATCAACGCCTTGGTGAAGTAGGCGAAAGAGCAAGACGTGAGGCTTCTGCTATAGCTCAACAAGGACTTCAGCAAACTCAGTTTAAACCCTTTACTGTCACTACTGCTACGGGTGGTATGTTAGGTGTAGACCCTCAAGGCGGAACAACAATGGCTTTGTCTCCGCAAGAGCAAGCACTACAACAACAACTCTTAGGAGGTGCCGGTCAGTTCTACGGTGAAGCTGTACAACCCACTATAGCAAGAGAGCAAGCCATTTTTGATCGTATGCGAGCAGCCCAACGCCCTGAAGAAGAGCGTCAGCGTCTTGCATTAGAGGAGCGTCTAGCAGGACAAGGCAGGCTTGGTGTTAGCTCTGCTGCTTACGGCGGTGCTACTCCTGAAATGCTAGCTATGGCTACAGCGCAAGAAGAAGCACGTAATAGGGCTATGTTAGGGGCTATGCAACAAGCTCAAGCTGAACAGATGCAGCAAGCACAACTAGGTGGTCAATTCTTAGGCGCTGGTTATTTACCACAAGGGCAGTTGTTAGCCGCGGCAGAACCCGGACTTACTACTTCTCAGATTGCTCAAAAAGGTCAGCTTGCTGGCGCAGGTATGTTTGGTGAAGCTGAAATGTCAGGACTACAGGCTCTTTTAGGTGCGGGTGTGGGGCAAGCAGACATCCTTGGGCAGATTGGTGCAGGTCTTTTGACACAATCTATGCAGCCACAGACTGTTGGGGGTCAAACATCAATACCTGTTGTAGACCAGTTCGGTAATCTTATTGAGGCCGGTACACAAGTTTATGACTACTTGTTTGGCGACGGCGGTCTATTCGGTTAAGGAGAAGAATAATGGCTAAATTTGGAGAACAATTTATTGCTAGTCTGACGAGACCTTCGTTTGGACAGGGTTTATTCACCGCTGGTCAAACAGCAGGTCAAGCTCTTGCTCAAGCTCCCGGAATGCGTCAACAAAGGGCTATCCAAGATAAGCAAAAAGCTGAAGCTATAAAAGTAGCTATGGGCAGGGGACAAGCAAACATTGCTAAAGGTATTCAAACAGGAGCAATCACTCCTGAGACTTATTTTGCTAGTCTTATGCAAACACGTTTTGACCAAGAACTTAAAGACGCGCAAGACCCTACAATTAAAACAGGAACCGAAGTTCTTTTAAGGGACACCGAAGGAAACTTGTTTACTTCAGTTGTTAGATACCAAGATGGAAAGCCTACACGTCTTATGATACCACAACCCGGACAAGTGGCAAAGAGTCCTGTAGGAAAAGTTACTGTTGTTTCTTCTACTACAGGCGCTGGTGCTTTTGATAAGCCCGGAATTGCCGCAGCAACAACACGAGAGACAGAGTTTCAAGAGCGCCGTGTAAACGCAATTACTCAACTTCCTAACTTACAAAACACACGAGACAACTTGACACAGGCTATGGGAATTCTTCAACAAGAAAGACTGAGGCCGGGAGGGTTCACAGCACAAGCTGCTAGAGGTTTGGCGTCTTTCTTAGGCAAGGAACCCCAGACTTTAGGCGAGTTTGAAACTTTACTAGGCAACGTGGTCTTACAAAAACTAGAAAACTTTAAAGGATCTATTTCAGAAGGCGAAAGACAGTTCTTGATTGAGCTAGTAGGTAGCTATAGACAAAGTGGAGAAAGCAACATAGGTAGGCTTACTGCTATCTTGCGGGATGTCGAAAGACAAATAAGCGACTCTCTGAACGTAGCTACGGCTGAAAACTTTGATTCTTACTTGTCAAGCCTTCTACCTACACCTCCGGAACAAGAAGATGCTACAGATCAAGACGTTAGTTTTGTTCCTTCGTCAGACAGAAAGGACGCCTTAGAGGCACTAAAGAACGGCCAAGTGACACTAGAAGAGCTTCAGGAGATGTACTCTAATGAGTAATTTTCAAGAAAAACTGGACCAATATCGGCAGCTTCAAGGCAAGTCTGGATTTCAACAAAAGTTGCAGTCTTACCGTGAGCAACCTCCTATTGTTGACACTCCTCCTACTAGACAAGGCCCTAGTTTTTTAGAGAGAAACCTTGATATTCCTTTGGGTATGGGCGGTTCCCTTGCAGGAGCAGCGACAGGAGGAATGATAGCAGGGCCTCCCGGAGCTATCATAGGAGGTGTCGTAGGAGGAGCTACAGGTACTGGCGTTGGTTCTTATGTATCAGCTAGAGAATACGAAGGCACAGACGAAATTAGTGCCTACAAGAAAGCAGTAGAGGACGCGCTTTGGTCTATGGGTTTTGATATAGCAACTATGGGAGTAGTTACAAAAGTCAAACCAATGTGGTATGCTGCTAAAAGCAAAATGGGCTTAACTGCTGAAGAAGCCGGTAAAGAGCTTATTGAGGGTCAGTTTGGTGCCGGTAGTCAAGAGTCTTTGCGAGCTTCTCAAGCACTGCTGATGAAAGGAGGGGCTACGCTTTTACCTTCTCAAGTAAGAACCTCTGGTCTTGATAACTTTAGGGAGCGTGTTGCTTCTGTAGGTTTGATTTCTAGACAAACAATGGAAGATAACTTAAAAGCAGTAAACGACGTAGTACAAGATGAGCTAACAACTCTTGTTAACAAAAATGCACCCGGACTAGAAGCAGATCCTTACAGTATGGGAGAAGCTTTTTACACACTGATTCAGGAAGGTAAAGGGTCAATTCAAAATACTTATGTTAGAGGCCTAGACGAATTAAAAATGAAGCTAGGCGCTGCTTTTGGTAAGAGAGTAGGGACAGAAAGCATTCTACGTCCTCTTGATACTTACTTAATTGGTAAGAGAGGAGAGGCGGTAGACGAACTTAGTCCTGAGTCTATTCAGTTTTTAAACTCTCAATTGTCACGTCTTCGGGAACTTCCTGCGGCCTCATTTCCAATTGCTGAACTTATCACGTTAGATAAGGCTTTTACTCAAAGAGTTACTGCTAAGTTTGGTCCGCAAGGTGCTGAAAGAAATTCAGTAGTGGAAGCAGAGCTAGCCGACGTTGCTTCTCAGTTGAGAACAGCTATCTATAACTCAATGCAAAGAGTAGACCCCCAAGCTGCTGAGTCTTACAAAGCATTGAAGGAAGCCTATGGTCAAGGGATAAACACGCTTTTTCCTCCTATAAACAAGTCTTTTATGAGAGGTGCGGGAGAAGGTAAATATCTTGGATTAGGTAACTTAGCGGCACAAGCTACCAACCTCAATCAAATTTCTGCAATGAAGAAAAGTTTATCAGAAGCCTTTAAGCAAGCCTCTAAAGATCCTAACATAGACCTTCCGTTCCAATCTGTTGAGCAAATAGACCAAATATTCAAGAGGGGTTTTTTATCGTCAAGGGTGTCTAACATCTTTGATGATACGTTTGTTATGACTAGGCTTAAACCTTTAGCTGACAAAACAAAAGTACCTGCTGAAGATAAAAAGTTTAGGTACGTGTTAGGAAAGGACTATCCTCGTTTTAGACAGGTTATGAATATTGTGTTAGAGGCGTCTGAATCAGCTTCTGGAGACTTCGGTAATTTATGGCTGAGAGGTGCTGAAGCAGGAGGAGTCAAGGGCATTGCCCAAGCTGTAGTTGCTGGTGCAGGAGGCACTTACGCTGCTACAGGGGCTGTTAGTCTAACACCTCTTGTTTCTGCTGGGGCATTAGCTCTATATGTACCGCAAGTTTTTGCCAATGTTGTTACTAATCCTGAGTACGTTAAAAGGCTAATTAATGTTTCTGAGAGCAACGGAGCAATCGAAAGTGCTAACATTGCTATGCAACTGCTTGTTGCTGATGTGTTGGACAACATGACCGATGTTGAGAAAAACGGAGTAGTAGACTACTTAACAAACATTGCTCAAGAGCGTATTGCGCCGACACAACAAGAAACAGGAGTTCAAAATGTCAATGTTAACTAATATGCGGAACAATGTTCAGAGTGCTTTTGATAGACAGCAACGTGAAAACGAAATGTACGAAAAAGGAGACATCAATACCTTTCAGTACGGGCTACGAGGCGCTGCTAATGTTCTTGACGCTACTCTAGGTAATGTTGTAGGAGAAGCAGTGTCCGCAGTTACTCCTGCTTCTGTTGAACGTGGGTTAGGAGAAGCAGGGCGGGCTTTGATGAACACTTCGGCAGGACAGTACGCTAGCGGTTTGGCTCAACAGTACCCAGAGACGGCTAGGGACTTAGGTGCTGCCATGTCTGTAGCAGAGTCCATACCTTTAGTTAGAGGAGTAAACAAAGCATTTAGAGCAGGTCAGGCCGTAGATGAGATGACTGGACCGATGTCTGGCAAAGGGATGCTTACCGCCTCTGCTAACAACGTAATCCCTGGGTATTATGGTCCCCAGCGAGCAGGAGCCGTGGCTACGTGGTTACCTAATCAGATGTACAACACAACTAGGGATCTTTTGTCCCCAGAGTCAAGAGCAAAATATAGAGAGCAAGGTGTAACTACCACCTCTCAACAAATAATGGGCAAGGCTTTAGCCAATAGCGATATTGAAGATTCTTTAGGCTACAATAAAATATACGAGTACTTAGGTTTTGATCCTAAAGCAAAAGGGCTACATAGAGCAGAAGCAGCGGTACAATATGCAGATAGGGTTCACGCTGGCTCTGCACGAGTAGGGAAAAACGACTTGATACAAGAAGCTATGCTTAAGTCTGACTTAGTGGACTATACTCGTTGGTACCCCGGTTCTTACAAAGACTTGATAAAGACAAACAAACTAAAGCCGTACCCTATGATTGCTGAAGGTGTTCGCTCTAAGAGGCCTGTAAGTCTCCCTGACTCAGACTTAGATTTCATTGAGGATCATTTTGGTAGTGTTTGGACAGAACCTTCAGCACTTCCTTTTAAAACAGACATACCGTTTTCAGAAGCAAGTCGTCCTGTGATTGCAATAAAAAGCGCAGGAAAAGGAGGGTCTAAAACAGGTAAACACTACAAAGACGTTCTAATTGACGCTCCTTTTGCAAAAGAAGTTAGACGTTTATTTCCTGAAGGAACAAGCCAAGTTTCTCCTTCCTTGCTTAGAGACACTCTAGAGGCGGCGTCTGTCGCAAGCAGAGACCTAGATAAAAAATATAGGTTTACTGTGATGAATAGGCCAACAACAGACGGAAGCATTTGGGTCACAGGTTCTAGACCCGGATCTGCAATTACTGAAGGAGGTATCAACTACATTGCCAAAGTTTCACCCAAAGGTACTATTATGGGTGTAATGTCTGACGAACACAACTTGTTTGAAGGTTTTGCAGGTAAAGCACAGAAGTACACTCTTGGGGCTGTGCCTGCCCTTTCAGCAATGCGTTATTTATTACCACAGCGTTTTATTGCTGTTACTCCTCCTATGATGACTGACGTTAAAAAGGGAGTAAAGTACATTGAGCGAGAAAGCTTTGGCACGCCATCGGGACGCTCAAGTAAATCTACTGAGGAAAGAATAAGACCTATAATTGACTACAAACCTTCTTCGGAGGTTTTAGAGCAGGAAGTCAGAAAACAACGCGGTGCTCAAGAAGCGGCAGTAGGTGCGGGATTAATGTCTGTTACTCAAGGAGACGAAGAAAAGGGGCGCTAAGGCCCCTGTAGTTTACAACTCGCAGTTATTGCCCGTACAAGCTAACTGCTGAGACCCTTCTGTCATGTCGGAGTTCTCAGAGATGTTCCAATCAATCGTCTCTGGGAATTCCTCCTTAAGCTTCTTATAGGTCTCTAAGTCTATGGGTTCGTAAGGAGCCTGTTGGTACGTATGTTCGGAATAAGGGAGGAACGATACTCCACTAATCTTGTCGAACTTGTTGTACAACCACTGACCTACCTCAAGGAATTCATCATCACGGTAGTAGCATGTCATGGACGGCTTATGCTCACACCAAAAGTCCTGATAAATCTCCCATAGCTCAAGTTGTTCCATTGCACCCATCTCAGAGGCCACCACAGCCCCGTCAGGGGATTTTATAGGGAAGCTGAATACCTTAGTAGTGGGTGACATTACGTCGTCCTCTACAGGGATTCCTGCTGCCTCTAAGACTTCACAGAGTGGGTCTCTGGCGTCCGCTCTAACTCGTCTAATATACTGATCTGAGTATCTAGGGTGGATGCCAGACGCAGAATCCACCAACTGACTAACAGTGCCGGAAGGCTTAACAGCAGTAATGGCAGTGCTAATGTTAATGCCAAGACGGTTAGCCCATTCTGCGTTAGTTTTAATAGCCTCTTCTTTAAGCTCAGTAAGCCACGTTTTGAGTACACCTTTATCTCTCCTTCCTGATAGGGTTGGATGATCCATGATCCCTGTTAACGACACACCCAGTAGTGCTTCTTCCTCTGTGTTCTTCTGCCATACCTTACGTAGGTAGCGGAAGTCAGTTAGGGTAGCCTGTAGAGTTCCAAGGATAGACGCAGTACGTACTTTTCGTTTGAGGTCTGAGAGTGTATCCTCTGCCCTGACAACAACTTCTGATAGATTGCAGAATTGGTTAGGCCGTAAGATGATTTCGCTACATGGATTAGTTCCAAAATCATAGGAAGCATCTCGTCGCTCGTTCTTTGCAGCTTGCTTTTGACTTGCGACTCTAGAGAACATACCTCGCTCTCCTGAACGGGACTCGTATAAACTTTTCCACTCATTTAAAAATGCCTCGAAGTCTGGCTTCTCTGTATAACAAGCACTGTTGTTTGCTAGTCCACGTTGAGGGTTGTCTTGCCACCACTGGCCTGACTTGCATCGTCGGAGTCTATCGTCAGTGAGGTTAGACAGACTGATGAGAGCGGACCTGCGTACACCTCCGACGACGACGATCTGTGCAATCTTACAGCAGATATCATGACATTCGATGGAGCTAAGTTTACGTCCAGCAGCCTCCCGAAAGACGCTGACTGTGAAGTTGAACAGATCGACAAGAGGCTCTGGACCAGATGCTCTACCTCCGAAGGTCTTAAGGGTTGCCCCTGCAAGTCGTACTCCAGACACGTCCCATTTTGGAAGTTGGCCTGAATACAGCAAGCTAATAAGTTCCCTGTAAGCTTTAGCCCATCCAATTTTGCTGTCGGCGACATGTATAACTGTATCGGTATCATGGAATTCCTCTGCTACTTCAGGTAGCTTGCTAACGTATTGTCGTTCAACAGAGTAGCCTACTCCAGTGCCGCACATAAGTACGTACATCATCTCGTCAAACGCTTTAGGGTGGTCAATAGGTAGGTAGCTACAGTTGAAGCCAGCTACGTTGTCACGGTCAAGAGCCTCACCCGCAGTCATCAATGCTCGCATAGACGGCATTACGTTCATGTCGTGGATGTCTGCAAAGATACCATTGGCTTCTTCAAGTGTTAACCTACCCTTCTCAATCCAGAAGTTTAGGTAACGGTCAATTGTTTCTTCCCAAGTCTCACGTCGCTGCTCCTCTGGTAGGTAACGAGCGTAGCGTGACTTGTGTATGTACTGTTGATATGCGTCCATTAATTCATTTCCTTGATTAGTCGTTCAATATACCAGCGACACTTACGTAAGTCCTCTACTGGTTTTCCTTTGTAGTCATATCGCCAGAGGTACTTCAGTGCGTTACCCTTAAGATAGCCTCTAAACTCGTTCTCAGGCATGGACGCTTTGATAGCTTCGATAGCTTCTATTGCTCCGTTGTTGTAGTGGTCAGGTTGCTCTACAGGGTCTGGTGTTTTCCTGATAGACAACTTACTCAATGCACTCGCATAGTCCCACTCTTGTGGAGTCGCTTCGTTAATACTCATTTACTTCCTCCTCTAGCTCTTGTTCAAACACATCCAGCCTGTTGATTAGTTTGTCCTCAAACCTGTCCAGAATCTGTTCTGAGGTTATCTGTAGGGCCTCCAGTAGGTCATCTGGATCAAAGGTTTTCAAGAGGCGTTCCTTAACTTCCTCTAGCGTTAGCGACATAACTAATCAACTCCTGTAGTGTCTCTATATTATACCATAGTATTTTCTCTTTGTCACACCATTGTGCCATAGTCATTTTTGCACCCTTACGTATTCTCTTGTTAGGCTGCATCAAAACAAAGATTAACTCTTGTCCTTCTGGGAGGCTGTCCCTGATGCTGGTGTATTTCTTGGTGTCTCCATCTCTGAAATATCCTTTGCACTCAATAAGATATAAACCGCTAGCATCAACGAAGTCAGGACGGTAGCTCCTAGAGATAGTGTAAGGAATAGTGAAAGGCTCATAGTCAAACTCCTGTAGTATTTTGGCGACATCTTCTTCAAACGTGCTTCTAAATGGTGATTTCTTGGACTTTCGGCTCATTGTGTACCTCTACTAAATAACGTGGACCGGTAGAATAAGCGAAGGCGCGAACGGACGGCCAGCATTCCTTTTTGTACGCACAGTATGAGCAACCTACGGCGAGTTTCTGGTTTCCACTCTTTCCATCGGCGATAGGCTCGTAGCATACGCCGGGTGGGGTTGGTTGCTCCACTAGCTTTTTTACGTGGTCAATGCGCTCCTTGATGTCATAGCCAATGAGGTCGTAGACAGGCGCTTGGGTATCCTCAGAGTCGTACATGAGGTACGTCAAATGCCCGTTCTGTTTGTCCATTGCTAACCATCCGAATTTAGTAGCACCTTCCGCATACGCATATCCCTTAATTTGACCAATGTATCCAAACGGGTCGTCATAAGCCAGAGTGCCGTCTTTGAATTTCCTAAACCCATACGTTGATACAGACTTAACATCAGTGACAATACCGTCGATTTTGCAGTCCATAGACCCTGTAATGCCGTTAACTTCACACTTCTTTTGTTCATCAGTAACCTCGTGTCCTGCTGCTTTAGTTAGAAACAACAGCATCTCTTCGATCAAGTGGCCGTAGAGGAACTTGACATAGGTGTGACCCTGTATCTCATCAGCTGTCTCTACGTCGTTGTAGACGTTCCAGAGGTAACGGTCGTCACGTCCTATGTTAGACATACGTAGCTTACGTCCGTCCCTCTTCTTGCCACCAAACTCGTTACGCATGAGTTCCTTGACATTCTCTCCGAACTTCTCAACACAAGCGTCAAAGTCCACACCCTCAGCTACTTCTTTTGTCTCCATTAGTTTGTAAATGTCAGAGACTAAGTTGTATACGTTTTTCATTGGTAGTTTCCTACTATACCAGAGACAACCTCTTGAGCTTGTTCCGGTGTGCATTTAAACCACTCACTACGCCTTTCGTACAACTTATGTAGCTCAGTGTGTGATTCTGACTCTGCGGCCCTGCGGTCGCTTACGTTCCACTTATAGTTTAACACATAATCCCTAAAAGGTGAAGAGGTTTGGTAGTTATTTAACCTGTCCTCTGCAGTCAATAGCCATACCTACCTTGACCCACTCAGGGAAGTTAGGGTTGACAATGACGTACACTTGGCCCTCTACACTGGACTCGTACTTTGCTAGACTACTGAAGGCAGCGGCTTCAAAGTTCTTGTATCGTCCGGGCTTGTGCAAAGGGTGCGACTTGGGTATGTACTTACCGTTTACGAACATCTTAGTCTGGTCTCGTTTCCACACAGACTCTGGGTTGTCCTTGTAGTACTTACCTTCTCCTTTCTTATAGTTCATAGTTGCTCTCCTTAGTGGGTTTCTGCCCATGTTGTTCCAACTTGGTACTCTCCATCAAGAGGGCATCTGAGGTTAAAGTGAACCCCTGACGCCTTGAGGCATTCGACTGCAAGCCAACCGAATTTCTCTGCTTGGTCTGTAGCCACCTCCGACTGTACTTCATCATGTATGTTCCCTATAAACTTGTAGTCTAGTTTCCACTGCGGTGCATAGTCGTCCAGTATGACTAGGGCCTTCTTCATCACGATGGCTCCTGCCGCCTGTAACAACGTATTCAATGCAGCATGTTCAGATCTAACTCTAAGTCTTCGTCCGTCAAGTCCTGTGAGATAGCCTCGCCCAGATGCTCGACCAACGCGTTCTCGTAGACTTTCAAGAGCAGGTGTATTTCGTAGAAATCGTTGTTTAAGTTTTGCGCCGTCTCGTGGGCTTCCTCCAACGATAGATCCAATTTTTGCATCTCCGGCTCCGTAAAGGAAAGCGTAGATGAAAGTCTTAGCTTGAGGTCTTGTTTCAAGCCCAGCAGCCATTTGGTTTCTTGTGTGAATGTCTTCGGTGAGAAGGACATTGGTAAACTCCTTGTCGTCCATGTAGTGAGCCAACATACGTAGCTCAAGGCCACTAGCGTCAAAACCTACTAGCTTCTTACCCTCTGGTACAGTCCAGCATGAGCGACACTCTTTACCGTATAGGCTGTGTCCTGCTGGTACTTGTGCCATGTTGGGGCTTTGGTGGGTCATGCGTCCTGTAACAGCGCCGTTGCTAATGACACGACCGTGGACTCTTCCGTCGTCCTGCACATGTTCCATCCATGAGTGTACCTGCGCGTATCTCTTTTGTAGCATCAAGTACTCACTGACGGACCTAGCCTCTGGAAGGTCAATGGTGGCTAGTACAGCCTCATCAACGATGGGATTCCCTTTCTCCGTAACTTTATCGAAGACCACACCAAGCGACGATAAGCGCTTTGCAATTTGCTGCCTAGAGCCAACATTAAATACTTCAACTCTATCCTTAAGACGCTTACCGGTTTTCTCAGAATGGCGCTCGTGTATAATCGGAGGAAACTCCTCCTGAAGCTCCGCTTCAATTTCATTCATTCTCTCCTTAAATGTTGCTAGTAAGTCCATGCACTTGTACTGGTCCAAGAGCCACCCGTTTTTTTCCTGTTGGTGTACTACAAACTGTACCTTATGTTCCAAGTCAATGGACTGTTGGTCAAAGCTTGTCATGTCCTTGGTCAACCGCTGATGCACTGCTTCGGTGACTGCTACGTCTTGTATACAGTAGTCAATCATTTCCTGTGACAGTCTTGACCAGTCGTTGTGGTCGCCTTTTGGAAAGCCTAGTTCGTTGCCCCAGTTGCGCAAAGAGTGTCCACCGGACTTGCTTGGGTCAAACAAACGTGACAACACCAGAGTATCGACTATGCGCTCAGGAGCCACAGAAAGCCCCCAGAGACGTTTTAGCACTGGGAGGTCATAACCTATCAGATTATGTCCACAGACGCTTACAGAGCCTTCTAGAGCCTTTCTGAGCGATCTCTGGTCCAGATGCACCTCAGTTTCACCGTTCTGCTGTGTCACAACGCACCAGATGGTGTCTGGGTCTAAACCGTTGGCCTCAAGGTCAAGGTAGATCAAAAGTCTGCTCCTACTTCAGGGTTAGCTACTTCTTGCATTCTACCGGTGGTCCTGTCGTACTGTAAGTAACACGCTGGGCCTGTCTCACCAGTGTAACGATTCTTCAGGACTCGAACAGTAGTCGTGTTCCTGATGTCCTCGTTACCGTTTTGCTGATCACGTTCCATGCCTATTACTATGTCTGACAGTTGTGCGATTGCCTGTGAACCTCGTAGTTCACCCAAGGATATCTGAGCACCGTCCTCGTGTGCCTTACCTTGGGATCGTTTGAGGTGTGAGACTAGGAATAAACTAATGCCTGTCTCTGCCACAAGCGTACGCAGCTTAGTCATTATTTCATCAATGGCTTTTCGTTCGTCTCCGGACTCTTGGGAAGACACGACGATGGACAGGTGGTCCAGTACGACATACCGGCAGTCCAAAGCTTTTGCCATGTAGCGAACACGGGCGAGCAAGTTATCTGTTGAAGTTGACCCCCAATGGTCGAATAGGTAGTAACGTCCTGTTCCCAGTGTGGCTTCCCAGTAGGGCCGTAGCTGGTCCACAGGCGTGTCCTCTTCCAAGTGTAGAGGCCTGTTTGCCGCCACCGACATGATACCAAGACTTGTTCGGGCCACGTCTTCTTCGAGGGCCAGCACCCCAATATTTCCTTCACATCGCTGTAGAAGGTCATACTCAATTTCTCTGATGAACTGTGACTTGCCCATACCACTACCGCTGGTGATCGTAACGAGTTCATACGGCCTATGCCCTCTGGTTATATGATTGAGGCCCTCCCAAGGGTACGGAATGGACTTGACCTGTCGTTTCTCAACGAGCTTGTCCCACGTCTCCGTACCTGCAATGATGCCGTCAGGACGGTACACCTTAGCGTTCCACCATGCTTGGGTGAAGTCCTTGACACGGTTCGCCATGAGCATGTCACTGGCGTCCTTGAGTGGTAGCTTGCAGACCTTCAGCTTGTTAGGACTAAAGAGGTCCTTCACTGCGTCCACTGCTACGTCACCCGCCTTGTCATTATCAAAGCATAGGACTACGTTTTCGTACCCTTCGAGCCACTCCAGTTGCTCTTTGATCTCCTTGGATGCGTTGTTAGCACCAGAGCGTAGCGACACTACGTCGTACTGCTTATTGAACATCTCGTACACAGCGAGGGCGTCAAGCTCCCCTTCGGTGATCGTGATGTACTTGTTGTTGGTGCACTGTTGTTGACCGAAGAAGCCAACACCTGTCACGTCTCCAGAAGAACAGAAGCCCTTGGTTTTAACGTCACGGGACTTTGCAGCACTGACCTCCCCTGTGTCTAACTTGTAGTAAGGGTAGTAGTGCTTGATGATTTCGCCCGTCTTGGAGTACTCCACAGTGACACCGAAGCGAGCGCACGTCTCCTGTGAAAGCCTACGTTGTGGTATTGCCGCTACCGTACCGCCCATGCTCAGGGGTTTAGCTTTTGGCAGTTCCTGTTGTTGCGTTGTCATTGGTTTCTCGCCGTCCCCAAATAGATGATAGTCACAACCAGAGGCGAAACAGTGTTCGCCCCCGTTGTCGTAAATAGCGAGAGCGTCCGAAGAACCACACTCCGGACAACTCTCGTGACGTAGGAACTTAGAAGTCTGCGGCATCGCCCACAGCCATCTCAGCTTCCTCAAGGACTTTTACTGCTTCAAGGTAGGTAGACACACCGTGTACCGGGTGAGCTGGACCCATCTTGTACTTCAGGCGTACACGGGAGTTGTAAGGTACTTCTCCGTTGTACGGGTTGCCTTCAGCGTCAAAGGTCTTGATGTCGTACTTGGACTTGAACTTGCGTTGCTTGTTGCCTTGGTAGTCCTTGATTTTGACACCGTTGGCCGCAAGGGTTGACGCGTCGTCCTCTGACATTGTAATTGTCATGGAATAGGCTCCAGTGTCCTGACCGTTGTACACGTCGTGTTCGGTGAGTTTGCTGAAGTTAACTATGCCTTCTACTGTCGTTGCTGTCATGGAATAATCTCCGTTGGTTGCTTTGGGTTACGTTCTGCTTTTCTTCAGAACATACTATTAGTATACACTACTTACGCCTCTCAATCAAACCATATTGACGTATTCATCGTTGATAAGTGTTTGAACATGTACGTAACCTTCAGGCCAGTACGTGTAGGACTCCTTGAGTGCCTTGGCTGTTCGGTGTACTGATGCCTCAAAGTGTTCAAACATCCCTAACTCCTCTTTGTAGTACCAAAAGGGGATACGTAAGACAGGCTCTGCTGGACCGTGCTGCTCGTAGTACACAATGATCTCTGCGTCGTTACCAATGGGTCCGTCGTTGCCAAAGTGCTTCGTGTGGCTGTTCTCTGGTTGTTTCATGCGTCACCCTCGATCTCTGGTAGTTCGTCACTGGCTAGGATCAGTATCTTGTCCAGTGTGGACTTAGACATAACCACGTTCCCACGGTCGTCCAGTGACAGCTCTAGGTCCTTACGTAGCACAAAGGGTATACCACCCCAGGGGTCGAGCCTCATGATGTCATTGGTCACTGCACGGGCTTGTGTGTAGCCTAGGCAGTAGATGGAGTAGTCGCCCCCGTCCACTACGTAGATGCTTTTTTCGTCGATTGCCATACTTAAGTTGCTCCTTAGGTTTACCTTAGTAGTAACTACTACTGTTTACTCTTTAGTATATATACTTATGTATACCTTAGTAGAGGGTATCACACTTGTCCTCGTCTGTAAATACCTCATATTGGTAATAGTTCATAGTATCAGGGTCTACTCCCGCACTAGAAGAAGCAGAAAGGCAGTTACCGCAAAGATCAAGAAAGTTGCCATGTGTGTCCTTCCGTGTCAGTTCTGAATCTTCCAGTATCTTATCACAAGCTCTACAGCGCATCTTTCCAGTCCTCCCCGTGTAGGTTAATGAGTAGTGAACGCAGTTGTCTATACGTACAGCCACTGTATCGTCTCCGGCATTCTAGTTTGAACATCTCTGTTTCGTACTCTATGAGGTGCTCAAGCATGGCCTGTGTCTCTGGGTCCTCTGGAGGCCCTGAGTAGTCCTCAGAGTCCCCCATGTAGTAACCCAGCTCGTACTCTGCGTACGTCATCGTTTTTTTCTCCTCTTAATCATCTCTTTTCGTGGCTTATCGTCCGGCATTCCGTAGTAAGGGTCTGCAATCAATCCCAGAATAAAACCTAGGATTGACAAACCAATAAACAAGGCGAACGGAGCCACTAAAAACGTAAAAAATAAATCTAACATTTAACCCCCTGTAGTCTTTGTATTACGTTGTCTATTACTTTCTGTTCTTCTTCTTTCCAAGCCTCGATGTCATCAGGATACACAGGCGTCTCGTCCTCGTAGTACTCCTGATACTCGTCTGCCCACATCTCCCATGTCTCTCTAGTCATCCTTTGTTTCCTCCTTTACCCATAACCAAAGCGTTAGTAAACCACCCGTTGACAGTAAAAACATCACGTCCCACCACGGTTGCCATTGTTCAAACATTTCTAATCCTCCTTATGAATCTAGTGAAGCGATAGAATAACCCACGGTTACGGTCTGTGTCAAATCTAGACAGCTTATCGCGTAGCGTGCAGAGTAGACGCGAGTAGTTGTTGATGGTGTACTCTGGGTATTTGAAGCCCTTGCGTCCGTCATAGATGTCCCAGACGTGGTCCTCGTGGTTGTACCAAATTGTGTAGTGTCCAAAGTTCATCGTCGTCTGCCCTCGTCTCTGCCCTTTTCATAGCCCACAGCGTGACCAATGATAGCCCCGAATGTGAACAAAATTGTAACCAGTGTCGCCAGTAATAAAAATTCCATTATGCTACAACCTCCCCGTTTAGATATACGTCACCTTTGCGTGTGCATACGTCCACACCTAATGCACGTAAGCGGCTCATGGTGGTCCGTGTGGGCCATGCGATCAGGGTTGATAGGCAGGCCCTAGCTATGCCGAAGTCGTCCACTACGGCTATCAGGTGCCCGTGTAGGTAGACTTTGGAAGCGTCATCTTCCCCGTCATAGACTACTGTCGTGTTTGCTAACGACCAATCCTCGTTGCTGTTAACTGCCTCTAACATCTGTTTTTCTATCTTTCTCATGCCTCTAGCTCCTCTAGTGCCTCTAGTGCTTCAGCGAATGCTTCGTGCTCAGTATCCAGACCGTAGCAAGTGAAGGCGTGGAAGTCTACCCACTCACCGCCTATGGGTGTCTGAAAGTTGAACATGGCGTTCTCGTTCCATTCGATGCGAACGTGTCCGTGTGTCCCGTGTTGTAGCTCTAAGTACTTCATTTGTCCGTCTCCTTAGTTGATGTAGCCATCTTACAGGAACCACTGGAGATGTACACAGTAAATAATACCACAAATAAACTATTGACCGCATTGGTTGACGTATGCTATTCGCGTGTGCGCGTGTAATAGAAGGTAGGTCCAAAGGGACCAACATAGGCTCACACACTTGTCAACCCATGCAAAACCCGTGCCAACTCTGCTCGCTACTACATGAGTCCGCCTATGTCAACCCATGCAACAATCGTGCCAACTTTAGTCGCTACCATAGGCCGCGCCCTGTGTCAACCTTTGTTGAAACCCGTGTAAATAAAGGGGCCGGGGGAGGGGTTGACATGTGTTGTACTTTTGTAG